ATCGCTTAGCCCTCCATAATAACCCCGACCTACAGGGTTAAAACCTTTGGCATGCACTCGGCCTTCAGCAATTACATCCTCTTCGCTTGCTAACAACGCAGCCATTCTTTCTTCTTCTGTTAACTGCGCCAGTTCTTCGGGAGAATACCCTTGCGCTCCTATTCGTGAGGCTTGGGTAAGATCTATTAACCCGCCAAAGAGCTTACTAAACAAGGTTTCATCGTCTTCCTTACTTTTTTCTTTGTCGGGTTCTTTTCCACCACTCGGAGGAGGAAATTGCTTAGGGTCGAAGCCACGAGTATTAGCCTTCTGCATAGCAGGAATACCTTCGGCATTACTCGCTCTGCGGATGTCGTATTTACTAGCCATTATCGAGCGTACCCTCTAAATTTAGCCAAGTCCCTATTCCTGTCCATGCTCGGAGCACCGAACTGTTTCTGAGATTGCAGAGCTACGTCTTCTAGCGGTGCATTAAATTGCGTCAGCAAACTCGTGTTAAACATCTGACGTTCCGTAGGAGTCAGTGTATTTAACTGTTGGAGTGTAGGCAGCGGCAAGTTTCCGAATTGCAAGGCGTTCGGCATCGTGCCAGCAAACATGGCGTCTACGGCAGGTGGTCGCGTGGCTATATCTGAAGCTATGAGCTCAGCTTGGCTAGTCAGCCTCGGCACTGGTACTTCAGGGACGGTAAGCTGCTGGGATGGAGCAAAGCTGGTCTTGAACGTAGCTCGGTCTAGAGGAGTAGCAAACTCAGAAGTAGACATCCAATCCGCAAACGATGGCTGGTCTGGCATCGTTGAGGTACTGGTGTTTGTAGTAAAGGAAGCCTGATTAGCTTTTTTTACTAAATCGGCAGCAGTCTGTGCTCCTGCGATGCTGTCCGTCTTAGCTCTTGCAGCTTGATTAGCATCTAAATAAATCGGATTCCCATTCTTGTCATACCCTTTAACAACCGCCGAATAATCATAGTTTTGAGCGTTAGCGAGGGTTGCCTGTGCAGCTGTATACGCCTTATTAGCGTCGTTATAACCCTGTTCATTAAACGAGCTTGACTCAGTAACCGTTGGCTGCATCTCATTTATGAACTGCCCGAACTGAGCACGAGCATCAGCTCTTCTTTGCTCTCCTGCCTGACGGAACTCGGCATCAGCCCGCTGTGAGTCAGCGCGGGTACGTCGCTCATTTTCTGTTTTAATAGAATTAGATTCGTACTGCTGTATGTTTGTCATCTCTTTAGTCAGGTTGTTTAGCAAGTCGGCTTGAGTGATTTCCGGCAACGGAGATTGCCCGCCTCGGGTAAAGAACGTTCTGGCTAGTACGTCACCACCTTGACTCAGGATGTTTCGTATTAATTCACCCTGATTAGTAGCAGCATTAGCCATCTGAGGAGCTGTTTGTATGAGCGTCCTGTAGTTTCTACCTAGTTCGTTCAGGCTACTGAAGTAGTTGTTAGCCGCTAGCGTTCTCTCTAAACGGTTTTCTCCTGTATCGAATTGGCGTTGCTCTTCCCCGAATTCCCTCGTCCACTGATTGCGATCTTCACCAAACTCTAAGTTAAACTGCCTTTGGTTCTCAGCTAGGTTTCCTTGCGATACAGCTAGGTTGCCTTCTGATACTCCTAGATTGCCTTCTGAGACGCCTAACATTCCTGTTTTGTATTGCCAGTCGGGGTCGATTCCTAACGACGCGCCAATTCTAGTGCCCGTCGCAGCGTTAACGATCCATTGCTTACCGTCGGTTCCATCGGTAATGATCTCGGTATCTATCTCTACCGCGCTACGTTCTTGTGACGGGGTAGGCACACCTACAGTCCATGTTACCCCTGCGTCAGTTGTCATCTCTGACAGCCCCGTAGATTTTGTAATTCTTTGCATTGACCCATCAGCAAATTGCTTGTGGATGTATTGGGCTTGAGCCTCTGCTGTAGTTTCAGGTCTTGTGCGGAAATACTCAGAAAAAGCACCCGTGTACTCTCCATCGGGAGATACCGTTTCAGTAACGTCAATATCTTCATTTAACTTTTGGCTTATTAGTCTATATACTTTTTTAGGGTTGCCGGTCTCGTCATACAGAATGTTGCCATCTGTGTCAGTAGCATCCGTGATACCAATGACCATGTAGCCTAAACTCTCGAAGTCGTACACAGCCTCCACTTTGGCAAACGCTTCTTGCGCAGCCCGATAAGCTGCTTGATACATGGCGTTAGTTGGTTCAGTTGTTCCTGAGTTTGCTTCAGCTGCTAGGCGGAACTTGCGTTCTTTGTATGCGTTGTATTCCTCTCTGGTAATTCCTCCTTTTTTACCAAAGATAATTTCTAACAGTTCACGGGTTGAGGAGTCTAAGCTTTTTTCGTTGTTCGCTGCAGAAGCAGAGACTGGTGGGGGGTGGTCTACCATTATTGAGCTCCTTCCTGAGCGGCGGCCTGTTGAAGCAGCTGGACTGCCTCAATAATTGCCATCTTCGCTTCCATGCAAAAAGGCTCTGTACAATCGTACAAGTCTGCGCCATGACCGTGAGCGGCAAATGTTTTTTGCATCTCATCGAATGTAGCGCTAAACACCTTAGCTTCTTCAGGGGTGGCAAAGGCATCAGCAATGTAGTCCAACGCCATTGCGTTCAATACCGTTACCTGCCTTGCGGCGTCACTCATCAATGCGGCTAGCTCACCTGACATTAGAACATCTCATTCGCTACGTTGACCTGTCGGTCCATTTGTACATTTTCTTCCATTCCGGACGGAGTTACTTGTTCACCAACACTAAACTCATCAGTCACCGTTTCCTGCATCCCGCCCTGCGGAGGCATTCCGCCTTGAGGCGGCATCATTCCTTGAGGTGGCTGGACTGGCTGTGAATTCTGTAACATATTGTTTTGGAACGCTCGTAACACTTCGGCAGCTTGACCCTGCAAGCCCTTCAACATCATCATAGTACGCACTTGCTGTGCCTCTGGTGACATAAAGAGTGTGTTCACAGACGCCTTGAGGAGCTCTTCTTGCGGATTTTCGATACCCGAATTCTCCATAGCGGTCTCTGCACTTAGCATTCCACCGTATGTTTGGTATAACTGAGACCATACCATCATGTCTCGCATCTCAATCGCAGCTCTGTCTGAGGTGTGAAGCTCTACATCTACTGCGTAGAACTCGTCTATTTCTGCTGGCTTGATAGTTATTTCGCTAGCAGAACGTCGAGTGCTACCCGCTAACGTGACTGGTGTGTCGAGAATGTGCTCGATGTCTTGGAACACTTGCCGTGACGCGATAGCAATACAGGCTCGTAATGACGCTACACATCCGCCTAGTTTGACAGCTGCGTTACGCATATTCATGTCTGCTTCAGTAGCAGACTCAACTCCGCGCTGAGGTTGACCACCTAATGTACCCATCTTCGAGAGCTCTGACGTGTAATTGTGTACACGATCCATCATCTGAAAGACGGACAGGTTTACTTCTGGTAGCTTGCGGAACTCAATCTCTTGGTCATCTACAAGGTTAATCCGCTTACCAGCACCTAATTCAATAGGCGTGTCATCATCCATGATGTTTCTTGTAATGATTGGAGCGAACGTTGAGTAGCGTAACTGGATGTCTGCTGCGGTAAGCTGACGCGCTTCCGCCTGTAATACAGGGTGGATGTACCTCAAAATACCTACATACCTGTCAGCAGGGTCGTTGTTCGTGTCTACTTCACCCCAGCCAGAGTCTCTAATGATGTACGGCACGTAGCCGTCATAGTCTTTTCGGTCATCAGTGGAGGCTTCTGTTTCCCAGCAATACGGATTCATCTCGTCGTGAACCAGCTGGCCTGAGACCCACATTTTGTGTGAGCCCATGTCTTCCTTAAACGGCTTTGTGTACAGCTCGACAAACTCTAGCTTCTCAGCATCGCCGCCTTCAAATACGTCCTCGTACTCAGGAAACCTGCGTCTCGCTTCGTCTGGGTAAATCTCGTAGAACTCATACACATATAACGGGTCGTTAGGGGTGTCAGGGTCCTCTACGATTGTTTCGTTGGGCGGGACACTTACTTTCCATAGGAACTGAGACTGTGCAAGTTTTCGTAATCTGTTTTTGTATTTCTGCTTCTCCCCACGGGTTGCGTCCATTGATGGGGGATCAGGGATGAGCTCCCAGCGGAGCTCCTTCTTCATAACTATTCGACCGTCTTTGACGAGCTTCTTGCGCCCAGTAGCTAGCGGGCTTGCGTAATCTAGCTCAACACGTTCCCAAAACGCAGCTAGGAATTGACGCTTTCGCTCAGCTAGTCCTTGCTGCGCTTGTTGATCGTTGTCGGTGTGTTTCACAGGGACGTAAATGTGCGGTGTTGTGAGTATGTGGTCTGATGCGTTATCTACAGCGTTCCGAGCAGTGGGGGGAATAGTTGCAGACATGCCAGACTCACGATACTCACGCGGAATAATCTCCCCGATGTTGGGGTAGTTGCCGTTGTAAAAATCGGTGTCGTCTTTAATTTTTGAAAAATAGCCTTGATAGACGTTGTAACGTAAGCGCTTGTAGCGGCTGTAGTCATCATCGAACAACTCTTGGTACACTTCGTTGGTCATATATTATCCAAACGTCAGATAGTCAGAACGACGCGCCATTGACGTGGTGTTCTTCCTCTTTTTCGCTTTCATAACCGCTAAGGCCGCAGCCATTACGGAGTCATCGTGATACCCAACAGGATGTCCGTATCGAACAGCGCCGCCAGCTAACACAGTGCCTTCAAATAATTCTAACTCCTTTTTAAGTATTTCGTCATCTTTGGGAAAATGAACTCTCCCATGCTCGATTTCAGCGGCGAGGGTGGAAACGAGTATAGCTTTCGATTGGTTGCTGAACTTAAACGATGTAATAGAACAGCCTTCGCTGCGTAAGATGTCAGCCACAGGCTCACCCACGCCAGTCCCATCAAGGTGAATAGTTTGGCATTTGTATTTTTTGTACAGCCCTGCAATGCGCGGGCCAAGTAATGTGTAATCCAGTCCATGGAATCTATCCCTTGCTACGATACTCATCGTCTTAATATCAATCACATACGCTACTGTGGAGTCTTCTATTTTGCCTATATCGAGACCCATTAAATATTGGGACCCTTTGGGCTCTGCCCAATCACCATCAAAACATGCGTCAATGTTTCTAAACACTTGCCCATCGTCTTCAACCCACTCAGCAAGGTACTGTTGTCTGAACTGAGCTTCTGTTAGGTCTCGCTTAAATTCTTCTAAATCGTCTTCGTCGATGTTCGGGTGGGCTAGCGACGTGACTGAAGCGGAATAATAACGGGGGTTATCTTCCTGCCCAATTTGGAAGTACGTGCGGAAGTTTCCTTTGCCTTTGGCTATACCAATAGCGACTAGTCGCCCATCCGTGTCAGCGAGAGC